GATAACATCATCTGATTCACTATCGCCCCAATCCCAAGTAAACTGGATTGTTGCTCCACCGATATTAGTAGTATTGTTTTGAAAATAAATCGTGTCACCGTCGTCCCACTCTGTGATGGGCGAACCTCCAGAACTTGCCGCGTATGCCGCGAAACTCACAACTGGGTCGGCAGTGAAGATTGTTATATAATCTGTACGAGTTTTACTTTCTTCGCTTCCAGAGCCACTACCACCATTATTATATGCTCTGACTGTTACACTAAATGGACTGCCTGTGTTGGTGGCATAAGTGTGACTTGGTGTGCTGTCTGTTGTACCTGTTGTGGTATCACCATCACCCCAAGTAATATCATATCTGTTTGGATTACCGTCTGCTGTAATAGTAAGTGTTACTGTTGTGCCTGCACCACCACTGGTAACATCAGCAGTAAAGTCTACATTGCTAACTGCGGTATCATTGAGTACGTTTTGTATTGCTTCGTTTAGATCGTCAATAGCGTCTGTAACTTTTGTGCCTGTAACAAAACTCTTGTACATAGCATCTGTAGTTAAACTGCTGTCAGTTGGTGTACCTAGCGTAATCTGCATGCCTGTGCTGATTGCACCACCACTTACTTGTGCATCTACATATGCTTTTGTTGCTGCATCTTGTGCTGCTACTGGATCAACTACATTACTGATAATACTAGTGCTGACGTTTACACTACCTGTGCCGCTTGGCACAATAGTCACATCGTCGTTGGTTCTTGTTGCTTGAATGTTGTTATCGATAATACGAATGCCATCAATATCGGCACTACTGTCAACTGTAAGTGTGTCACTTATAGTTGCTGATCCTGTTACACTGAGTTTTTCTGAAGGGCTTGTTGTACCAATACCAACACGACCATTGGTATAGTCAACCGTTAGAGTGTCGGTATTGAAAGTAAGATTGCTATCACGTTCTAGATTTGCTTTTAAGGCTTTACCGCCAATACGACTAATAGCCATACTTAATACACTCCGCTATCCTGCGAACACCATGCTAACATCCGAGGTGCCAGGGTTTGTTGCATATATTTATCAGGCTGCTGTAGTGCTATCGAAGCCGTGTACAACAGTGATTGTTTCTGCCGATCCTGGAGGACTTGTGAATGTAATAGTTGTGCCACTGAGTGTGTAAGCACTTGCTGGATTTTGATAAACGTTTCCTACTGCTACAATAATGCGTTGTTCTTGATCACTAGTTACACTAGTACTCATTGTAAATGCAGTAGTTGATCCATCACCAGTGAATGAATCTTGTGTGATGGTTGCGTTACCACTTGTAGCAATAGTTTGGAACTGTGTGCCATCGTAAACTTCTAGCGCACCATCGTCTGTGTTAAAGCGAATATCGCCTGTATCTGGATCACTTGGACGATCTGCTGCGCCACCGGATGGTGTGCCTGTTGCACCTGTTTCGCCTGCTCCTTTGATAGTATCACCACCATCAAACTTGCCTTTTGTTTTTACAAACCCTGCCATTAGATAGCCACCGAACTAACTGTTGCATATACACTTGTAGCAGCACTAGCAACACATTGGATTGTATCACCGTTGTCTAGCACAAGTTTTTCAATGTTGATAACATATGTATCAGCAGGATCAATGGTAATAGTTTTAACAATCTTATTTGCTGTGCCTAGTGACTCTCCACTTTTAACAACATGAACATCCAGTGTTCTTGATGCGGCATTGTCGTTCATGAAGAACATACAAGTGATTGCTGTTGTGTTTGTGCTAGTATAAACTGTTGTTGCACTTGTTCCTACTGCTTGTTGACTGATTGCCATTTACCTGTCCTTTAAAAAATCAAACCATATACGATGGCTTTACTTTTGCTTACTAGTTCATCACTAGTACTGCCATCTACAAAAAACACACCGGTGCCTCCACCTGCCGCTGTATCAGCGTAAAGCAGTGTAGCACCTGTAGCACTACTAGGAGCACTCACTTGATCGTTAAGTTTAAGAGCACTTGTGACTGTAACACGACCTGTTCCGTTGGGAATAAGCTGAATATCCATGTTACTTGTAGCACTGATAATGTTTTTACCATTAATATCTAAGTCACCACCGAGTTGTGGAGTTGTATCTTCTACAACGTTTCCTAACCCACCGCCTCCGGTTGTTAGAGCAGTATAAGTGCTACCACCATCAGTACTAACTTTGAATGCATCATCGCTTTCGTCAAACACTAGTAGTGCATTGTCTAAACTACCACGTTCAATCTCAATACCACTGAAGCCAGTACCACCAACACCTGCACCTGTAGCGCCTTGATTATAAGTTACAATATTATCAGTAATGCGTGTATTAGTTGTTTCAACACTGTTAGTAGTACCAGTAACGGTCAAGTTACCAGTAACAGTGACGTCATTATCCAGTGACAAACTGCCAGCTTGAATAGTATATACACCTGATACTTTTTTGGTTTGTGCCATTCTTTTAACAATCCTGCGTTATGTTTTATTTATCATCCTCTTGAACTCGTCTAAAGTCATAACAGTGAAGTTAGGATTTTTTCTAAAACTATCATCTGTAAAGTTATCTAGAGGATTGACATGGAAGAATCTTTTGTCACTGTATAGTTTCATTAGTGTGTTAAGTTGATCTACCCAGTTTCCAAAAAAAGTTGGCTCTGCATTCTTTTGTGCATAGTTAGGCGTGCCTGCATATACGTTGTTAATCATATTGTTTTTGCCTTTTAAATCCATGCCTATCATAAAAAGATAGTTGCTGTCACTAGATGCTGCTATACCTAACGCCGCAGGACCACTGCTATAATCATGTAAATGAGTTGGCAGTACATGAGATCCAAGATTATTTATTATGTGTTTTTTTCTCGTATAGTGGGTATATCTGGCACTGTAACCGATTTCTTGTATTTCTCTTGCCATACCTGCATCGGTGCTTACTAGCACAGTAGGAGCAAACTCTTGATATATTCTATTACAACCATACACATAGCCATAGTCAAGCAGACTTTCACAGTCTACTTGCAGTCTAGTGACGCCATTGCCTAATATAAATGCGAAATCTTTATTCATGTCGTAAAAAAAGGATACAGCGTATTATAACTGTATCCTTCTTAGTTGTCAATGCAAAAAGTTATGCAGTAACGATTAGTACACTAACATCTTCTACTGCTGTATCTTGATCGTCTAACCATAATGCGCGAGCTTCATCGCCTGCGCCACTCATGCCAAACTGAGTACTATCAATGTTATACAAGGTTACATAGTTACTTGTAAGTTTAGTAACATATGCTGTGTTGCCATCGCTGTCTGTTGCTACTAATGAACACTCGCCTGCTGCAAGTGAACCACTTGCTTTACTTACTAGTGTGCATGTTTCTGTACCATCAGATGTTGTGCAACGGAAACGCTTGGTTCCTTTTTGTTCAACTGTTGTTGTTACGTTAGCACTACCGCCTGTTACAAATGCTTGCATTGTGATTTGCTCGCCTGTGCCTGAACTTGCGCCAATAGCGCCAGTGTGGAAGTTGCCGTCAACTGTTTTTGCTGTTCTTAGGGGACGTCCCATTTTGTTTTCTCCTCATAGAAGTCCAATGCGGGTTCTAACCGCTTCGCGGAGGGTACCGCGGAAACTAGACTGTGTTGATCTAGTATTGTATTTATTCATAAGAACAGGACCCGAAGGTCCTGTCCAATGCTGGTCTAATAAGTTAGACTTATGAGAACGAAATGTTACTCATTGCAACTTCACCAACGTAGTCACCTGCGTTGCCTAGTGAACTTGCTGTGTTTGATAGCTCAACATAACCGTAGCGTGTCATGAATGATACTACTGGTTCGAATGTTGATGGATCAAGCACTGTACCTGAACTCATTAGTGGTACATATGGGCAATAGAATGCAGCCGCATCTGTTTCACTTGAACCCTTGTAGCCAACTAGTACTGCTGTACCGTCTGCTGCATATGAGTCAACGTAAACACGCATTGCGCCGTTTAGTGTACCTACAAACTTAGTGTTAGTTGGAGCTTCAAAAGCACCTTCTGTTGTACGAGCAAATGCACTTGTTGATGCTGACTGAAGTACTGTTAGTGCTTCTGGTGAACATACTGCAAAGTTACCCGCACCGCGACGTGTGCGCTGTGCAATCTTGTTTGCTGTGCGGTTGATTAGAACTGCAAGTGCTGCATGCTCGTCACCAACGTAAGTTGCTGTACCTGACACTGCTGCCTGGTTGTATGTTTCTTCTGTAGCTGCTAGTGAGCGAAGTGAACCTAGGATTTCCTGGTCGATTTCAGCAGTGATCTCTTGTGCAAGAGCTGCCATTACTTCTGCTTCTACGTCGATGCCGTGCATTGACTGTGCATCTTGTGCTGCTTCAAAAGTCCAACGTGCTTGTAGCTTACGAGTCTTTGCTTCGACTGGCTGCTTCAAGATTTGGATTGATAGTTGTGAACCACCTGTGCCTTCTTTTGCTGCTGTTGTATCAGCTTTACCTGTTGAGGTTGAACCTGAATACGCTGTTGCAATCTTGAATGGCGATAGTGCTTCGTCACCTGCTGTTGTGCTTGTATCAAACGGTGCACTTGCTGTTGAAGTGACAGTGTCTGCATAACGAACACGTAGAGTGTGAATCTGTCCAACTGGGCCTTGCATTGGCTGAACACCAACGATTTCGTTAGCGATAACAGTTGGCATAACACGTCTGATCACTGGAAGGATCACACGGTTAAGTGTTGCTACGTTACCTGCAGCTGAAGCGCCTGTTGTTGCTGCTTCTTGCAAGTATCTGCGTGTGTTCTCTAGAACAACACCCATGCTGTTGCGGCGATTACCTTCTAGACCTTCAAGAAGGGCGTCTTTGGTATCATCCCAACGGCTTTCTAATAGTACGTCTGACATTATAGTCTCCTCTTTTGTACTTTATTTTGCTAAGCCTGCAAGTTTGCGGATGTCAACGATGTTGCTGTCATCTTCCACCTGGACTGTTTTGGTTTCTTTATTACCTGTTACTTCAGTGCGGCTTTCCTGGATAACTTCTTTTTTGCTTTCCTTGATTTTTGATTTGCCGTCTAGCACTGCTGGTAGGTAACGGTCGAAAGCTGACTTCAACTTTGAAGTCTGTACGCTTTCAAGTAGGTCAGTCATAATCGCTGCCTTATCTTTGTTGAGTGGCTTCAATAGATTGTCAAGTGTTTCTTTACGCTCAACGTTCTCTTGAATAATAGCAATCTCTTGCTCTTTGCTCTCAACTAGTTTTGACTTCTCTTCAAGTGATTCATTGATCTGAGCAACTTCTTCAGCTTGTTTTACCAATGCTGCTTCTAGTTCCTTAATCTTTTGATTCTCATTGAGGTGACTTGAAGAAAACTCTGTAGCAAAAGTTTCGAAAATCTTACGTCCGAAAGTATTTTCTTTTGCAATCTGAATATCTTCTTTAAGTTGAGTCATTTCACCTTTTAGATAGCCAGTTACTGCTTCGTTTACTGCTTGACTTGTGTGCTTGACAAAGTCTGCTTTCAATGTAGCAAACTTCTCACGAGCTTCTTTCACTAAACGTACCTTAGTTTCAACAACATCCTGACGGTCTTTTTGGAACTCACTGATCTCTTCACCAAGTTGCGCAGTAACA